CACTTGCTATTTGAATTCGCCAAGGGATCAAATGACCCACAAATGTTAAAAATGGTGGTGAAAATCATTTTCTCCACCATTTTCCTTTGCCGTTCCGCTTTTTCTCCCTATCTTTGCTATCGCTAATAAGACGATGGTAGTCCATCCCGGAGAGCAACGGTTATTGCTCGGACATCAAGGTCGGGCTTTTTTTATGCCTGCAAAAAGCGCGAGTAAAAGCTCGCAAAAGATATTGGCGGTTGCCATTCCGTAGATTTTGATCAGCCCTTCGGGTGAAGTCATCGTCTTATTAGCAGCGGAATCGGCAGCCGCTTTTCTATTCTGCCAAGACAAGGCCCGGCTATCCGGGAGTGCTAATAAGACGATGCATTATGCAGCAAGCAACAATCAACTTCACCGCGTCTGAGGTCCGTCAGCCGGTGAGCCTCCGAGAGAGGATGAGAAGTACGGGCAGAGCAATCAACGAGTGGCTCGACACAAAGAGTGCGTTCTACAGCCGTATCGCCGAATTCGAGGTGACACGGCGTGTGGCCATCCGTGTGAACCTGGTTACCGTGGCCATGCTTGTCGTTATCGTAGCCGTGGAGACGGCTCCCGTGGCAGCGCTCGCCGCAGCCGTGAGTGCCGCTTGGCTGATGTACAGAGCCTTAGAGAAGAAAGGAGGCCAGGCATGAACGAGAAAATGGAAGAGAGCCTGAAAAATGTGATAAACGCGGAACTCAAAAAGGGCACAATGCTCCACGTGGAGGTTGCCGAAGTTCTCGGCACAGACATCGTAGGCATGGAAGTACACACGGAAGGAAACGGACTTGCCGTGCTGAAGATGCTGATCTCAGCGATGGCCACCAATCAGCAACTAAACAAACTCATAAATGCCGCCGTGTTAGCCGACAATTTTCTCCATGTAGAGGCTGTAAAGCTCAACATGAAGAATTCAGAGGAGAAAGGAGGCGAGGCATGAAACCGGAATTATTGACATCGTGCCCCAACACGTACGAGCAGGAGTATTTCCTGTATGTCACGGACTGCGGCTACACCGACCGTGATGCCCGTCTGCTAACGTCAGAGCTGAGCAATCTGGACTACCGTCGCTACACGGATGATCCCACCTTGCGCGCACTCTATGAGTATGTCAAGGGCAAGTGCATCGAGGTCAACGAGAAGACGGGCAAGAATCTGCTCTGTCTGGACTGGCACGAAAGTAATGACCAGCGTGACCAGAAATGCGACCAGTTTGAGATCTTTGTGCTGGTTGGTGAGGAGAAAAAGGACGTCTGCCTGATCGATGCCATACGTATCGAAGGCGCGGCTAAAATAGCAACGGATAAAGAAGAGGAGAATGAGTGGTATGAATGGTAAGAATCCAATCCAATGGGATGAGCAGCATGAGGTGGAGCTCGACATGAACGCCATCGAGATGCTCGTGGTAGATACGCACTATCAAAACTATCTCGTTGTCCTCGTCGACGACGAAGGGAAAGAGCACGTGATGCGGGACATCAGTGATGCCAAGCTGCGTGAAGTGTTGAACAATGCAAAAGAAAAGGAGGTGAAGAATGGCTAAGTATTTCAACTTTGGCGAGAATGTACCCAAACGTAAGCAGGACGAGGCATTGGACTCGGAAGCGGAAAAGATACTCGATGCATATTTCCAAGATGAGAGCGACAGCGGGCGGTTCACGTCGGAGGAGATCGCTGCCAACGTGCGTGAGACGCTCAAAGTCACGACGGCACAGGTCTTTGACTACATGAGCTCACACGGCTACCGTCTCGAAAGAGTCGATGACCGCCTGGTGTGGGTAATAGATTAGAGAAGTTTTAAAAAACAAATAGCACATTTTTTTTGAGGGCGCATGCGTCGTGAGACGTGTGCGCCTTTTTGCGTATTTTCATTTAATGTGTACGTGCGTTATCTTTGCCGATGAAACATCTAAAAAGATAGACTTATGTATAAAGCTTATTATGAATCCCGCCGCACGATGCTACAGTATGACAACAGGCACATCATCGGATATCTAAATGAGACAGTGGTCGATGACTACGTCCCCGAACACTATGAGGGCGACACAGCCCCGGAACCACGCAAGGCCTACTGCTATGAAGGCACGGAGAAAGACGGCGGCACCATCATGCCGTGCGAGGACATGACCAACTATCACGACGTGGCCAATGCCATCATCCGATCGAAGTACAGCGAGAGTGAGGAGCTGAGCATCGTCCGCCATAAGATCAATGGCGACGACGGCAGCGACAGAGCCAATAACACCGAATTCACCGAGTTCAACGCCTGGTGCGAGCAAGCCAAGGTGATCGCAAAGGACTGGTGTGGTATCAATGAGTAGCCTATGTCGACGGTCATCAGTAAACCCGGTCCGCTGAGCTTTACGGGCACGATGGAGGACCTCGTGCTCAAAAGCCCGTCCGCGCAAGTGCGTGTGGCCATCAAAGTGAACTCGGCCTATGGCACACATGAGGTGCTCAACGAGGTGTATTACCCCGATGAGAGCAGCTCCGTGACCATCTACCATCCCGGAGATCTTTGCGAGCCCTACGCGCGCCAGTATGGTTCCGTGACAGCCACTGCATCCGTCTATGACATCACGGACTCTGGTGTGCAGTCCGCTGCCCTGGACGTGGATCTTGGCACCGTGCTCTTCGGCAATGTCGACCCTCAGATAGACGCCGCCACATTCTGCCAGAGGCACTTCCTTAACATCCTCATGGGCACGAAAGTGACCGCCATGGGGCGCAAAGAGAGCCTGAGTGCCTACGATGCGGGCGATCTGACTGTATCGGCCTGCTTTGTGACCGCTGATGGCTCGCTCAAAGAGATGTCAGGCACTTTGGCACCTGTCAACACGACGGGCAAGGTGCAGGATTATGATGTGTCGCCATCGAAGATCCTGGCAGCCGTCAATGCCGATGATGGAGCCCGCCTCGTGAGCTACGTCTGCAAGTCAGGAGAGCGGGAACAGCCCTATGAGCTGGTGGTGGATAAAGTTCCACCAGCCCCGTCCCTGGCCTTCCTCAACTCCTTTGGCTGTTGGGAGTATATCCACTGTACCGGCACGCACAAGAAATCGAGCAAGTTCACCTATTCCACGGCTGTGGTGGGTGATAAGACCCGCAACTATGCCATCCAGGAGCAACGCCAGCTGACCGCCAATACCGGCTCCCTGAACTATGCCATGGCCGAGTGGGCCGATGAGCTCTTCCGCTCGCAGCAGGTTTACCTCTATACCGGCGGCAAAATGGGCAAGGAGGTCGTCGTCTCTGATGTCAAGGACGAGGTGACCAACGAGGACGACAATATGCCGTCGTATGAGTTCACGTGGATGTATGCACAGAAGCTGCACAATGTCATCGACACCGAGACCAAGCGTCTGCGTGTCTTTGATGGAACTTTTGATTACACATTTGAGTAAAGGGGGGAGAAATATGGAAAAAGTTCTCAAACCCATCAGCCTGCAGGAGGCCAAGGCATTCCTCGACGAATGTGCAGAGAAGCATGAGGCTGTCAGCCTCGTGGCGCTGGCCGTAGATGGCCACAAGGTCGTGATGAATGGCTGGACAGTGACCAGTGGTAACTCTGTAGGTCGAACACATAACTACCGCAGCCTGAGCAGCGGCGAGGTGAGGAAGCTCTCCGACATACTGCTCTTCGAGGTCAACGGGCATCCGGTATATATTTAGCATAGAGACATGGAAAAAATTACATTAGCCCCCGACGTACTCGATATCCCAGTGAACCGCGCAAGTGCCGTCACATCGAAGGATATCTACACGCAGAAGGAGAAACAGTACACCGCGGCCATCACAGTCGGCAACAAAAAGTACCAGATCGTGCTGTGGGGTGCGTCGAACCAGATACCCTACCGGCTCACAGAGCTCGTAGAGAAAAATTCGGTGATGATGCAGAACAAATACTTCAACCTGCTGACCTGCTACGGCCGTGGGATGGAGTATATGGACGCTGCCACGCGACAGGACAAAGAGCCCAAGCCGACCATGGTCACGGAGATAAGGCGCTGGATGATCCGCAACAACATCAAGAAGTTCTTTGCGGAGCAGATCGTCGATATGAAGTATTTCGCCTTTGCCGTGACGGTGGTCATCCTCGACCGCGACCGGAAGAAGATCGTGCGGCTGGTGCACAAGGACGCTTGCAACGTGCGCTTTGAGCTGCCGGACGAAGACGGTAAAGTAAACAATATCTTCTTCGCCGACTGGGATGATAACCAGCAGCCGGATGATATCGAGGTGATACCGCTGCTCGACGAAGACGATCCCATCGGAGATCTGATGGCACGCACGGGAAAGGAGCGCGATGAATTGGGCGTTTTCCGCTCTGACTCGACTAAAAATCACAAGTATGCCATTGTGACCCGCATACCGACACCCAACTGCCGACTGTATCCTACTCCATACTGGACGGGCGTGCTGCGTGACGGCTGGTACAACATCTATGGGCAGCTCACTGCCGCGAAGCTGGCCAAGCTTAAGAATGGCTCGAACATCCGCTATCATGTCGAGGTGGCTCAGGAGTTTTGGGCGAGTCGTGCCCACTCCATGGGCATCAGTGAGGGGACGCAGGCATACCAGGACATGAAGAAAGACTTCCTTGAGAATATCAAGAAATGCCTGACGGGCTCGGAAAACAGCGACAAAATGGTGTGGAGCGACTTTGCCACTACCATCGACGGAAAGGAACGCCACAACCTGAAAATTACGCTTGTGGACACGTCGAAGGCCGGCAACGAATATAACGACGATATCGCTGAGGTGAGCAACATGCTCTGCTATGACGACAATGTGCATCCCAATCTTGCCGGTGCCAATCCGGGTAAGAGTCAGATGAACAACAGCGGATCGGACAAGCGGGAGCTCTTCACGATGAAGCAGGCCCTGGAGACGATGACCCACGACCTGCTCCTTCTGCCACATCAGGTGGCCATCCTCTTCAACGAGTGGGAGGATAAGGTCTATCCCGATGTGCCGATGATCCTGCTTACCACACTTGATAAGAATACCGATGCCAAGCAGACGACAATAAATAGTGCTTCCAACATAAACGAAGAAAAATAACCATGGACGTAACGAAAGAAATTACCAAAGAGATTTTTGAGCAGTATGTGCCTGCGGCCAAAATGCCGGAGCGCAATACGAGCGTATTCAACCGCATGGTGCCGTATTTCAGCCGCTCTTATCAGCATCTACAGGATCTGCTCTTCAAGGACATCCCCACTCTGATGGATGCTGATGATCTGAAAAACGCCATCCTGCAGTTCGTGTGCATCCATGCCTTCTTCCGTGCCATTCCATCGCTCGATCTTGTGTTGACAGGCACTGGCTTTGGCGTCGTATCGACTAATGACACGGCCCCGGCCTCGCAGACACGCGTCAAGGCGCTGCGTGACGAAATGGAGTGGCAGTCACTTATGAGCATCTCGGCGCTGCTGGCAGCTCTTGTGCGTGTCGACAAATGGGGAGACTCTGTCGCGGGGAAGAATGCGATCCGAAGCCTATACTACGATCCGTGCCAGATAAACGAGTACGGACCAATCGACAGGAACCTGTCCATGGCCGAGAACTGGCGGCGGGTGTGCCAGTATCGCGCCACGGCCGAGCAGATGGTCAAACGGGAAATCTCACAGGAATACTTCGACGCGCTGCTTTGCCGACTGCGTACCGGCAAGATGACAAATGCAGACATCGGCATCTATCATAGTGCGCTGAACTATATCGCCCGCAGCATTGGTGATATGGAATCCGGGAAACCTTGCATGGTGCCAGCACAATGGGAACTGCGTGACTACATGGAAAGGTATGCCGATATGCTGCCGGAATATCAACAATCCAAACTATATGCTTCAATCCATGGGGAAAGATACGAAAACAAGCCGGAAGACCCGACGTTCTTCTTTGTTAACTAAGCAGATGGAGTTCCGCATACCGAAAGGATGGCAGGAGCTCTCGCAAGGACAGCTTCGCTATGTGATCAGCCTGTACAATATCTATGACGGGCGTGAAGACATGATGCAGATGATTACCATGGCGGCACTGTTCCATTTTATGGGGTGCCGAGTGGACAGCGAGACAAAAGACGGAATTCTCTGTTACCGTGTGTCTACAGGAGAGACATTCTTGCTCAATCCCGAGTACCTGCCGATGATGGCAGACACGGTGGAATGGGTAAAAAAGCCCAATGAGATGCGCTGCCGTCTGGCCGTTCTGCACCACTGCGAGGCCGTAAGCTTCGATTTGCGAGATCTGAAATTTGGCGACTATCTCGTGTGCGAGAACTATTACCAGGCGTGGATGCTTTCGCACGACTGGACAAAGCTCAGCCCGATGCTGGACACCCTCTACCATGTTCCCGACGGCGGGAAAATGGTCAATACGCAGTTCGACTATGTTTCCGTTGCTATGTGGTGGACGGCCGTTAAAGACTATTTCGGGCAGCTTTTTCCACATTTCTTCCGCCGAACGGGCGAGGGTGAGGAGATCACACAAGACGTGCTGCGGGAATATACCGACGCGCAAATCCGCCTGTTGACCAAGGGCGATGTCACCAAGGAGGAATATATACTCAACAAGACCACAACCCTGCGTGCGCTTACCGAGCTGGATGCTCAGGCACGCGAGAGCGAGGAATTGAAACGTATCATGCAAAAAAACAAGTAGACCATGTTCGACGCTATCAAATACTTTACCAGGATGACAGAGATGAATAAGCTCTGCCAGCAGGAGAAATTCAAGCCGGTGGTGATCAGCAACACCGACAATCTGGAGGGTTTGTTGGAGGAATACCGCGAAAATGACCGTTTCATCGCTATTACAGACACCAACACCGAGAACATCTCATCCGATGACGGCGAGTATGCCTTCACGAAAAAACGCGCTTTCACCGTGATGATCCTCTCGGCCTACAACTATCCCGACATGGAGGACCGGCAAAGGCAGCTCGACCTCTGCCGCGAGGTCTTCAAGCAGTTTGTCACGCGTATCATCCGTGACAAATACACCTATGATGAACAGATGGTGCAGTTCGAGACTCAGTCCATTCCCAACTCTGAGCTTGGACGATACTACCTCTCCGGCATGACAGGACTGTATTTCACGCTCTACACCCGTGAGCCGATAGATTTGGAGTACAACAAGGAGGAGTGGAATGGCTGAGCGTAAGATACAACGTCCGGTGACAGAGGACGACATCCGGAAGTGGGAGAAGGACTGGATGGAGATGATGATTACCATCTGGCGTGATCAGATCATGCGCCTCGGCATCTTCGACACCCAGAAACTGTACAACGACATCACGGGCAGCCTGAGCATGGGTGATCAGGTGACCATCGCACATGAGTTCATGAAGTATGGCATCTATGTGGCCGCCGGCGTGGGCAATGGCTATAACAAGGGCAATGGCGGTTACCTCGACATCTTAGACCCGGCGCTGCGTAAGGCGGCACGCCTTGATAAGCCACGTAGCCGCGGCCCGAGATGGAGCACCAAGCACATGACGACGGGCAAGCCGCGAGAAAAGCGGGACTGGTTCGTGAGAAAGTACCTCCGTTCCATCTATGTGCTCGGTGACGTGGAGCGGAGCCTTTACGGGGAGGCTTACATGGGTACGCTGTCGAATGTGGTGAGCGGACTCTTTACTACCATCAAGGACAAGACGAACGCGCTGCGGAATCTGTAATCCGTATTTTCAAAGTAGAAGGATAGAGCGTAAATTTGCGATATGAGTTTAGAGGCAAAAGACATAGAGCAACATATCGAGCAGATACGTGATGAGCGTCGTGAGGCTGCCAATACCGCCAAGCGGGTTGGCAGTACCATGATGGAGATATTCAAGTATGTGGCTGCAACCGTGGAGACAGCACTGGCGGATATCTCGCAGGGGTATCTATCGAAGGAGAAAGATGACGTGGCCAAGTGCCTTATCACCTTTCTGAAAGGTATCAAGATCGATGATATCTTTCAGTTTGATAAGGACGGCAACATCATCGCCAACACTATTGCCTCGCCTTATTTCTCAGAGAAGCAGAAAACTGGATTTGCCATTGCCGTCGTTGACACACTGACGGGAAAGTACAAGCTCTGCGTCGACCAGATCGTAGCCTGGGCAAAGGCCACGGTAGGCTCGTTGCTCGTAGAAGGCAACAGCGTCTTTGGCGGGGATCTGTCCTCTCCTAAGTATCAGTCGGGCTTCCTCGATGGATTCGGCTGGAGACTGTGGGGAGAGGCCGTGCACAATGCTGCGGGGAAGACAGAGCAGCGCTACACGGCAGAGCTGGACAATCTCATCGTTCGCGGAACCATGCGTGTCTATGAGATGATCATCTCGCAGCTGCTCGGGGAAAATGACAACCGCATCTTCACAGGCATGCTTGAGGTCGACCACTATGACGCTGAGAGTGGCAAGGTGTATCTCGACACCAAGGAAGGCCGGATGTACAACCCCTTCCGCAAGGATGATATCATCATGGTGCAGCAGTACAACGGTGCTCCTTCGAACGGCAACGACTACTACGTCACCAAGCGCTATGAACTCATCGTGACGGAGGTAGGTTCTGAGGGGACAGGGGAGGACATGCTGGCATGGGTGAAGTTCCGCAATTTCACTTCATCCATGGAGGGGGCTACGGCGGAGAAGCTCATCAAGAAGAAGGATACCTTTGTGCGTGTCGACAACCTTACGGATGAAGACCGAAAGGGTATCGTCAGCATCACGACGGTGGGGCCAAAAACGCCCTACATGGATATCATCTATGGGCTGAAGACGGATCCGGATAGTGCATTGAAGGGGCGGCTCGGCAACCTGCAAGGTATCACCCATCCCAGCTTTGGCCAGCTGAAAGGGTTCGGTGAGCTGCTGCAGAACCTCTATGCCGTCGGCGACCTGGTGCTACGTCGGACGGGTGAGAATATCGACACGAAATTTCAAATATTGACCGACATCTTCTCTTCCAACTTCACCAAGACGCAATATGAGCTGACAGACGATACCAACTATCTCCACAATGGTCAGTTCCTTACCGCAGTGGGTGAGGAGACGTTCATTGACGGGTGGACTATCGACGACACGGACGATACAGCCTTCTGGATGGACCCCGTGACCCATATGCCGGTAATGGTCAACGGGCATGCCACGGCCGGCGGCAATCACCGGGTAGAGATAGAAAGATCGGAGGGGCGCCAGGTTCTGAGAGTTCTCAACTGTGGGCTGACCCAAAAGAATGCACTCATCGACCCGCCCAAGACGCACAAGGAATACAGTAAGCCAACTGGCCAAACTTCTACGAAGACAGACGCCAAGGGCAATAATGCTGTCGAGCTGCGCAAGGCTACGGACGGAGCCATGGAGGATGTCCAGGACACACTCTATGTGTCTCTGCGAATATATGCGCTCACAGCCGGGCAGCTGACCATCGGCTTCACTGACTGCACCGATGTGGAAGGTAAGACCAATGACTTGTCTGTGCGAACCATAGACGTACCCTATACGGGCGAGTGGACAACAATCAACTTTAACGGTAAATGGAATGGCACCGGCAACTTCGTCATCCGTTACACGGGTGAGTGTCGCATTGCCTTTGTGGCCATCACGGACACTGCGCTGAGCAATCTGGCACGCACTGTCAGCACTTCTAACGAGCAGACAGCAGAGGCTATAAAATTGCTTGGTCAGAACGATGATGCCATAGCAGGGAAATACACATCACTGGGTTTGGTAGTCGATGCACTGAACACACAGGTAGATTTATTCGTCAACACCACTTATCCTGCAGATAAGTCGTCTATCGACAACCGGATCAAGGTGAACACAGACGGAATTTCGGCATTGAGCACAAAAATTGATACTGCCAACAACAATATCAAACAGCTGGGCGTGAATATCGATGCTGTGAACAATCGCGTTGATACTTTTGTCAATCAGACGTATCCTAATGAACAAAAAGAGATACGCCGGCTCATATCGGTCAACGCAGACGGTATCAGCATCAATGCGGAGAATATCGACTCGCTCAACGGGAAGGTGAGTGAACTTGGTACGGATTATGACATGCTGAACAACAGCGTGACAACATATGTGAATGACTACACAAATGGATACAATAAACTGAATTCTCGTCTCACTACGGCCGAAGGCCAAATCAGTGCGCATAACACGAAAATAGGGAACTTGACGACGGAATACTCAACGCTGTATACCGACTTTACGAAGGTACAGTCACGTGTCACGCAGATCGGAGTATACTATGACGAAAATGGAAATCCGATCGGTGACAAATGGACAGAAGCGGGGATCCTCACGACCGCCGATGGCAATGTGCTCTATGCCGGCAAGGGCGAGGCCTCGGACAACCTGCTCGTAGGCACCGGAACAGGGCAGCTCTGGACGTTGGAACAGGACCGAGAGACGGCAACGCTTGACTTTACGGTCGATGAAAGAGAGTTCGTAGTGCGCAATGCCTTTCCGATAGGTGACGTGAGCTTCTCGAACAGCAGTTCGTCAAGCCTCGCAGCTTTGTGCTCGCCAGTGGCCAAGACAGAGAAGGGGAAATATTATATATTGTCATTCAGCACACTCGTATCAGATGAAAGCGTATCTGACTTCTATGTGCTGATCGGGTCTGCATCATCGAAGGATGGAGCCTATACCTACTCTGAGGGGATCAACTACAGCAGCAGGGACGATGATGAGACCGCGCATACAACCATGAGAATGTTGCGGTACCGCAAGCTGGATGATGGAATCGAAAAACGCTATTACATCATCTTCCAGGCCACGGGGAAATATACGCGCTTCAAATTCGTCAATCGCAGCTATCGCTCACAGGTGACGTCATCGACCGTAACGAACTACTCAACGCAGTCTGGCATACCCGCCAACACCACCATCTCGCAGGATAGCGGGAGAGTGCGTGTGACACGCAACTACACAGGGACAAAGCGGTCAGACGGGCAATACGACATAACCGAGACCGTGACAACCATAACGGCAACAAAGGGCTACTTCTATGCGAAGAAGATACAGCTGGAGCCGGCCGTGAACGCAGACCTTGCCAATATTGTGCCATCGTCCTATAAGGAAGGGCAGAATACCATCGAGAGCTTTATTAAGGAGACGGTGGATTCTGTCATCATCAAGGCGAAACAGATTCGACTCGAAGGATATACTACCATCAACGGTAACTTCTCCATTGATAAGAAAGGTAACATGACGGCAAACAATGGTACGTTCAACGGAACCATAAACGCCATGAGCGGGAAGATAGGTGGATTTACAATCTCCAACGGCATATTATTGTGGAAGCAATCAGATTACTTCAGCAATGACTCGCGCTCACTGAAATTAGGTGTCTCATCAGACGAGAATACGGGAGTCGTTGATGTCTCATTCAACGCAGCCACGTCTGGAAGGTATGGCGTTAAATCCTGTGGATCTAACATAGGAGGCGCAGCTATATTCGGAAGTATATATTCTTCGAATAGCTCAAGTTTCGTCTCTCCATACGGAGCAGACACTTATGCCGGATTCTTCAATGGCGGACTCTACTGCTCTGATGACATCTATTGCACAAGAATATCGGCCAAGACATTCCGTGCAGTAAGCAGTTATAATCATACAGGTTCCGGAGCCAACAGCGGATGGGATGGTATCGATTTCGATTACGACAAAGACCTTGATAATTACCGATTGCAAGTACGCGGAGGTATCATCGTAGGTATAAAGCATGAATAACATGGATAAAAAGTTAGATTTTACAAACATCAAAGTGCAGGTCTCGTTTGACGGGACAATGCAGACTTTCAATGTAGCGAAAGTCCTGGGCAATTCAATGAAGTACACAGGGTCGGTAGTCGGTGATATCGGATTTGACAAACTTGCCGAAGAAATCTACTATTCTCAGGGTGAAGTGAGTATTCCGATACAATATCTGTCATCGATGATACACGTCATCAATGACATGCCACTAGTGGCAGCTGTCAAACGATACCTTCTTGACGAACTCAATAAATAAAGGAAATACAAATTATGATTGGAGTCAACAGTATTACGAATGAGGAAGAGCTGAAAGCCTTTGTTACTGCCGTAGCTCCTTACTTTTACAAATATCTAGCCTCGCAGTCCAAAAACATCTTTGACTGCGAAGTGGCCACCAGCATCGAGAATATCAAGACGATGCCGGCACTCTACGATGACGGCAACGGCGTGCGTAAGCAGGTCGTGGCACCGCTGCAGCTGCTTACCAAAGACGTCGACAAGCAGATCGCTGCTGCCAAGGATGCCGCCTCGAAGGCTAACGCATCATCGCAGAACGCCGACACGGCTGCCAACAGCGCCAATGCCGCCGCCAAGAAGGTGACGGACGCCATCACGGACATCACACAGGAGAAACAAGCAGCGCTTGATGCCGCTGCCTCTGCCAACAGTGAAGCCGCGAAGGCAAAGACAGTCACTATCAATGCCACTTCCGCTACAGCATCCGCCAACGATGCCGCTGCCTCTGCCAATGCGCAGGCTGCATCGGCACAGGCTGCTGCCAAGGCAGCCAATGATGCCGCTGCAACGTCCAAAACTCAGACGGCCGCCTGCAAGGTGCAAACGGATCGCAGCAAGGAACTCAACGACCACCCGACTATTCAGGGCGATAACGGCAACTGGTGGAAATGGGATGAAGCGACGAAGGCGTATGTCGACACGCACAAGATAGCCAAAGGCGGAATGATGTACCCGAGCTTCATCTTCAAACGCAACAGACTGTATGTGCGTGACAACAGTTCGCTGATTGCAAGCCGGGTAAGGCTTAAGAGAAATAAACTATATATAAAGATATAAGCATATGGCAGAACAGACAGATATCTATGTCGGAACAACCGTGTTTACCGACAAAGGCGACTGGGTGGACGGGTACAAGTTCACTTATACCGACCCGGACACGCAGGCGACGGAAGAGATCACCGGCTATGATGAGCATGACATCGCCCATACGGCCAAAGGCGTACACCTGTCACTCATAGACGGCAACACGTCGAACCCGGACACAGACAAAAAGAACTGGCGTACATGGGTGGATCTTACCGCACTCGTGGCAGCTATTGCTGCTGAGGAGATAAGAAAAAAGAGTGAGGCGGAACGCATAGCCAACGAGACTGCACGGAAGAAAAGTTTCTCGGATATGGTGGATACGGCTAAGGCCGCTACAGACTCGGCCACAGCTGCTGCTACCTCTGCAACATCAGCTGCTGCCTTGGCAACAACGAGAATAGCGGAGATGGAAGCTCTTGCTAAGAAAATTGCGGCAAAGGAGGTGCTTAAGCCGGAGGAGATGTATGTCGAATATCCGGCAGATATTTCCATCCGTAACAAAGTCCCGCAAAGTATCAATGCGAGGTTGGTACCAGCATACTACCCGCAGAACGTGATTTTCCAAAAGGCTCGTGGCAACGCTATTGATGTGGACCCGGGAGGAAGGCTGACCATCAACGGTACCGGAGATACCTGGTTCTATGTTATCCCGACAAACAACACCGCACTCTATGTGGAAATCAAGATTACAGTCAGACAACCTTATATGCGTTTGTCGGGCAACGGCACCATCAGAATGACTAATAGTGGTTTCAGAATCGTATAACTCATAAATCAATATATTATGGCATTAACAACAGACGAAGAAGCAAAAGTGAAGCTGATCATACAAGCTTTTGATAACGCGAAACAGATCGGAGACCTCGACCTGGCGAGTATGGACACGGCTGGGCAGTATGTGGAACTCTACGACTCTCTGACAGGTAAGGCAAGCCGTATGCTGCTGAGCGACGCCGTCAGCCAGGCTGGCGCAGAATGGTGCGGCATCCGGTATAAGGACGCGAAAACTGAGGCGGAAGTCGTCGGCTCCCTGTCGATGCTCAGACAACTGCCTACACTGCTCAATCTCGGTGGATACCTGGTGCAGAACGATCACTCACGTCGTAAGCTATCGCCCAAGACGCACCTGCTGCTGGAGACCGGAGAGGAAGCGGTCCTCGACGGCAGTATGGGACATTATCAGTGGGGATGGGACAAACCGTTCTATTATCAGAACTTCAAGCTTGCCGGTTATACCTACGAGACGATGTCTTTCAGCAAACGTAAGGGATTTTGGAACTACTATATCCCTGTAGGCTCGCGCTCAGCTGCCGGTTACGCCGCATACGACAGTGCTACACAGTCGTTGAAGAGTGTAGGCACGGCAACGGTTCCAGTTTTTAACAAGTCAATATTAACTTTGCAGACTGCCGCCCACAAAAATGGTGACCTGTGGTTTGCAAATGAGCGCGTGATGAACTTCGTGACCGGTATGCTCAAGCGGTTGATCTTCCATAACAGAAGTATACAGACCGACTTCAATGCTAATTTGACCACGGACGGACTGCACCAGGGTGGAACTGGCTTTGGATGTTCAGAATCTTATCCGTGGGAAAATGGCTATCTGCCTCTTAATGCGCTTGTGGAGGATGGAGATGCACTGGAAGTAGGATCGTTCAAAGGTAGTACGACGAATAAAGATGGTACGGCCAAAGACATAGAGTATAGCGCCATTCCGAACTTCTATGGATTGAAGAACGACTATAAAGCGCTCTGGTGCATGAGCGAGAACATGCTCATCAATTGCAACGAAGATGGCAGCCAGAGCCTATATATCGATGATAGCGTTGGCAAGACTCTCTTCAATCTGAATTCGTTAGATGGGCATGTATTGCATAGCAGGGCACCATATAATACCGAAGGATGGAAATACCCGAAGGCATACAATATGTCACATCTTGCATTTTGGCCGTCTGAAGATGGCGGAAGCCCGTCAACGTACTTTGGAGACGGATATTATAATCCGGGATCTAAGAGCGGCCTCCGTGGTGTCGGATTGTTGGG